GATATGAAAGCCTTTCCATTTACAGCTAATGACTTCAATGAACTCCTCAGTGAAGACGGCGACTTGCCCCCATGCCTCATCGGTAAATACCTCTCGATGTACTGCTACGTCTGCCTCGATCTCATCCTCATCGACTAGCAACAAAGCCTGTAGCTTGTCGCGATCAAAGTCTTCGATCTCAGCTCCATGAAAATCATCCGCGTCATCCGGGACGATTGCGTTTATCTGAATAAGAATTTTGTTATCGCTTGTACGGAATGCCATTGAACACCTCGCTTATCTTTCTAATGTTGATGCCGTTATATTGTTGCTCGCCCTGAATCTCAGCAATGAACTCGTGCATCCCCTCGAAACTAGGGCGAACATTCTTAACCGAACAGCTATTGAAGTAGATCTTGATTAACTGTCCGGGGTAGTACCGCTCGCTCACTTGTCGATCTCTTTGAAAAGGTACACGACATTCGATTGCACGTCCTGCTGTGTCCGCGCTACCTCGTCGCTCATATCAGGTATGTCGGCAAGTATTGCGTCAACATCCTTTAGCAACTCAACCGCTGTAACGATTGCTTCACGCGTCTTAAACTTACGCCATCGGTACATCTCAGCGAATAGGTTCTGTGCTGTGACCTTGATCTGCGCCTCGTACACGTTCTCGTCACGACTGTTAACGCGTAGCTCCTCCATCAGGATTTGAACTTCGTAATTGCCCAACTCAGGGCAAGCCTCGATGATCTTCTCTCGCAGTGTTTTCATTCTGCTAGTTCCTCTTTTAGTATGTCGATGATGTCCTCACTGGATAGACCGAATCGCTCGCACCAGTAAATGAACTCGTAGACGTTGACCTCTCCGCTGTGCAGATAGCTGTCTGCCGCGTCTCGTATCTGGTCTCCCGTCTCTGCGTAAGCGTAACGCTGTGCCATGTTATTCTCCTTGTAAACATCCATAAAGTTTAAACAAGTTAGTTAAAGTTATCCAGCCTTTTAACCGCATCGGACTTCGCCTGCTCGACCTGATCGTCTGTTAGGTGTCCGGCGATAGACTCCGCCAGCTTTAACGCGTCCTGTGATTTCTGTTCAGTAGGTGCGGTAACAGCCAACAAAAGGCCGGAGACAAACGCCTCGTAATGATTATCGAAGTTCATCACTCGATCCTCCAGACGCGCACGCCACCATCTATCGCGAAGAATTTGACCTTCATGCCCAGCGATACAGCCGCAGTTCGTAGACTGCGCGGCTTGTTATCGGTTGACCTGGTGTCTTCAAAGAATACGCTGTCGCCTACTTTCATTTGGCTAGCGACATCTTGCCACTTGCCTCGCTTCCCTTGTTTCTCCGGCATGGGTACGCCACTATCAATTTTCATTACCTCACCTCCTCTGGCACTGCATCTATTTGCACTGCCTCTAGGTCAATTAATCGTGGCCGATCGTCCAACAAGTCGCCTTCCTTCCAGCCAATCACAGCCTCGGCGCGTGCCATGCACTCGTCATCAGCCTCTACCGACACAACGTGGCGCGTTGTTTCTATCAATGTGATTACATATTCCATTCTTACCACTCCTCTCTTTTTAATGTTTCTAGTTGATCAATAAAGTAAAAGCCGACAAGGGACGCCACACTAGCCAGCGCCGTTGTCCACCACATGAAATTAATCGCCGCCATAAATGCGATGATGATGTGCGCGGCAGTGCCTACGATTAAGCCGCCAATTACTAGGTTAAGTTTCCACATGCTTACACCTCCCATGTCTTGGTTACGTCTTCGAGACTGTCATCCCACAGCCAGACCTCAAGGCTCCCGCCGTTTAGGTCGCACAGTGAGTGCTCGCCTGCGCGCTTCGCTTCTTTGCAACTGAGGTATTCAGGTTCGGAGCTGTGCATCTCGCCACCGTCTCGGTCGATGACAGTAAAGCCGAATAGTTCCGGTCTACATTCTTCGGCTAGCTTCTCCGCGTCATCTACACATACTCCGCACATGAACCCAGTTCGCTCGCCATCGTCTGCGGGTATCCGGTTCACGTAAAAACCGGAACCCCACGCAACACTCTTATCGCAGTGTATGCACTGCTCTCCAACGTTAATCATGCGGCGACTTCCTCTTCTAGCTCTGCCAGAGCGTCTCTTATTCCGTTGTACATTAGATGAAAGGCAATGAGAGTCATGGCGCGGTCAACATTGTCGCAATGCTTCATACCGCCCAGATCCTCGAAATCGCCTTCGGCTTGGTTGAATAGGTCGGAATGACAACGGCGCATCATGTCGCACAGATCCCACGACATACCCGTATAAATCACCCACTGGTGACCGTCGGCGTATTGCCACGCCAGCTCATCAACTTCTGTGCCGTATTCCTTGGACTCCGCCACGATATCGCGTGTAATACTTTCAACTTCCTTGATAAATTTTGCGTAGTTCATTGTCTTTTCTCTCTCTGTTGTTGGTTGATGGTGCAAAGCGCACCCAGAAAGCCCCTCGCAAGGGGCCGACTGGCTAAGCTTTAAACCTCGACGCTGTAACCTTCACCACAGAACGCGCGAGCAAATGATTGGGCGCGGTCTAAGTTGTCGACTATTCTGGTTAGCGCGCACTCGTCCGCGTCCATGTCCCACAGCTCGACGGTGTAAGGGAACGCGCTTCCGTAGTTGCGGTATATGCGCCCCTCTAGTCCGTCGTCTTTGTTTGTGTAAGTAGCTATTTGCATTTGCATTGTTTAACCCTCGTTTAGTTGATTCTTGCAACACCGAACGTGCGGCCTTCATTTGAAAAGCAAGCTCTTATCTTGCGCTTACCTGCTGTTCTTTCTGTCCAGTCTTCGAACTCGCCATTTTTGAGCGTCAAGACGTGGGCATTTACTGCGATTATGTAGGTGCCTGTTGAGTGACTCTTGCGGAATTGGTTGATTGTCACGCCCACAAATCCCAGCCACTCAATGTCACGCTCTGCCTTTTGTGCGGCCTCTTCCAATGCTCGCTGGAACCCGTACCAGCTTGGGCCTGACTTGTAAGGTCTGCCGTGTTTCTTCATTAGTCGGTGCGCCTTGCCTGCCGACCAGTTAAACGCTGTTGCAATGCTGGCGACGGTACAAAAGTTATTCTCTTTGTAGTCGCTCTTCATTACTTCCAGAACCTGTTGATAGCTCTGCATGTTGTCACCTCTTTTAGTTGGTTTAGTTGTAAGCACTCAGCGAATGCCCACAAGTAAACCGAAGACGTGAATCAGACCATGTAGCCAGTTCGTGGATTGTCTGCCCGTTGAACCATGACGCGGGATTGTCTGCCCCATTGCGTCTAGCCTGAAACCGTCTTTCGGTTTGACTGCTTCCGTATGTTTGGTGTTTGCCGTAGTTCGTTACCCTTGCAATGGATACCCAAAGAAGAAACGCCCACGCTACAGCTACTAGCCTCTGCGAAGCCCACCCTTGAAAACCCGCTGGTGGCGCGGTTGGTCTTACGTTACTCGCCTTATCCGTTGTGGGCATCCACTCGGGGGCTTTAGCGGCCGGTGTATGGCGGGGGCTTTCCTCAAGAGGTAGCGACATTCCGTGATCCATGGATAGAATTATGGACATCTAATAAATACACACAATAGAATGTGACAAAACTTTTTTTATTTATTTTGAAATGTGACAAAAGGTTTGGGTTTGTGATTGGGGGGTTAGCTCATGGGGTGCCGTCCTCATTCTCACCCTTCTCATTCTGCCTTGCATATTGCGAATCTATTGACACACCTAGTGCCACAATCTTTTGGCATATCGAGTGCCAATTGTTGGGATTTTTTGGGGGACGGGGGGGGTGTTTGCGTAGTCGTGCGCGCGCTGTTCCTTCTCAGACACAAAAAAGAGTCATTTTAGTCTTATGCCAAATCCTTGATTCACCTCATGTTTTTATAACCGTTTTGCATTAGCAATCTTTTAGAGTAAGGTGGGGTTGTTTACCACCGAGTATATATATAGGATAGGGAGGGAGGGTTGGTTAAGTACAACCTCTAAAAACTTATGACAGACAAAAGAGTAGATGTACCCGAAGACGACGGTTTGACTTACAAGCAACGTCGTAAAGCGCAAATAAAAGAAGAAAAGAAGCGCACTAAACCTAGCAGGCAAGCATTAGCCGCTAATTCCAAAGGTGGTAGGGGTAAAGTGGGTCGCCCTAAAGGTGATGCGGCTAAGATTAACGAGTATAAAGCTCGTATGCTGGCCTCTCCCAAGAGTAAGTTAGTTCTTGATACGATATTTGATGCCGCGTTAGACAATGATCACAAGAATCAGTCTGCCGCATGGAAGTTAGTCATGGATAGAATCCTACCTGTAGCGGCATTTGAAAAAGATGTCGTGCAAAATGGTGGGAAATCTGCTATTCAGATCAACATTACTGGGGTTGGCACGGCAGATGTTAAGGATGCGGGCTCCACTATGGGTGACTTCGATCCTAACACTATCCAACCTACCATTATTGATGGGGATAACGGTGAAATACTTTAAAAGAGAAGAGTTCAACTGCACACACACCAACAAAAACGAGATGGATGACGCGTTTCTGGAGAAATTAGACCAGTTACGCGAAGCCTGTGGCTTTCCGTTTGTAATTACCTCGGGGTACAGGGATTCTACTCACCCCAATGAGGTGAATAAGGAAAAGCCTGGGACACATTCGCAAGGTATCGCCTGTGATATCCGCGTAACCAACGGTGTTGAACGTATGAATATCGTGCACGAAGCGTTAAAGCTTAATTTTGGTGGGATCGGAGTGGCGAGATCCTTTGTTCACGTCGATAGCAGGGACACAACGCCCGTTATGTGGACGTACTCATGAAGTTTTCGCATGGTGACGCCCTAACCGCTGGGTCTGCCAACCATATCTTAGCGGTTCCTGCTGGTTACGATGCGATAGTTACGTATCTGTTTATCTCTAACACCGGAGCTAACAAAAGCATTAGTGCCAAGTGGGTTCATAACGGTGTAGATATTAATTTCATAGCGGGAAAAAACGTAAACGCTGATGAATTCTTGGAGTTTGGCGGTCAGCACGGTGAATTCCTTGTGGCAAAAGAAGGGGATACGATCACCTTAACGCCAGAAGCAGGCTCTACCTTTGTTAGCATTATTTCGTTTGACCTAGTAACTGCAACACCAAGGTTGAACTTTTGAGTGATCTCAATATAGAACTATTGCCTTGGCAACAAGAAGTCTGGGCAGACGATACGCGCTTTAAAATTGTAGCGGCAGGAAGGCGTACCGGTAAATCTCGACTGGCCGCATGGATGTTGATAGTAAATGCTTTGCAGGCCGATAGGGGACATGTATTCTACGTTGCACCAACGCAAGGACAGGCGCGGGACATCATGTGGCAAACTCTTCTGGAGTTGGGTCATCCTGTTATCGCTGGTAGTCACATCAATAATCTCCAAATTAAACTGGTCAATGGAGCAACCATTAGCCTCAAGGGCGCTGATAGACCAGAGACGATGCGAGGTGTCTCGCTCAAGTTCTTAGTGCTAGATGAATACGCGGATATGAAGCCTGACGTATTCGAGCAGATCCTAAGACCCGCTTTGGCGGATCAAAAGGGGTGTGCGATGTTCATTGGGACACCAATGGGCAGGAACCATTTTTACGAATTGTATAAGTATGCGGAGTTAGGCGATGATGAAACTTACGCGGCCTACCATTTTACTTCTTACGATAATCCTCTGCTTGATAAAGATGAAATCAATACTGCTAAAAGGAGTATGTCTAGTTATGCATTCCGTCAAGAATTTATGGCGAGCTTTGAAGCTCGTG